CGGAATGATGAAGATGCAGATTGTAAAGATCAGATTTGGTGGCAAGCAATGAAAATTCTGGTATATGGTGCAGGTGTTTTAGGGTAGTCGAAGTGGTAGAAAAATTCGTAAAGATGTGGTATAATATCCACGAAACAAGCGGGAACCCTTGATTTTACAGGTGTTCCCGCCTTTTTTGTTACTAATTCGTTATTAGTTCAATGTTCATTCGCAGTTCTTCTATATTTTTATGAGTGTAAACCCGTTCACCTGTCCCCTTTGATTTATGCCCCATAAGCCTATCAATACATACCTTATTTGCCCCGGCAGAATCAAGCCTTGATCTGAATGTGTGGCGGCACTCATGCGGGGTATGTTTCATTTTCAGCTTATCCATGAGGTCAGCCCAAATTTCACGGTATTTGCTTTCGCTTACTTCCTTTCCTTCATACTCAAAGAGATACCCGGCTTTTGACTGTTCAAAGCGTTTCTGAACAATACTTTGAATTTTTGAATGTACGGGAACAAGCCTGTTCTTCCCGGCTTCTGTTTTGACACCGCCCCGCATAGTCCATTCTTTCAGGTCAACATTGGCAGTCCGTAAAGAAAGCATTTCTGAAATCCGAAAGCCTGTATAAAGGAAAAACAGAATTGAATCCACCCACGGAAGATTTTGATTTTCCCAAAGGCGGGAAACTTCTTTATCCGTGAAAACTTCCTTGGTTGTTTCGGGGATTGGTTCAGAGGTTAAAAGATTAGAATTACATTTCATAATTATGTCTAACTCCATTGCAAAGCGGTCAAGATGTCCCCACAGGTTTTTGATTGCCCCTTGTGTGGAATACCCCTTACCGCAGCCGTCAATGCAATCTTGCATTTGGTAAGATTTGATCTGCTTATAGTTTGTCTTTGCTAATTTGGAACAATGCTTATATGCCGATTTCAAGGAACTTCGGTTTGAAGCACCCAATTTCACAGCCCGTTTTTCAAGCCATAGCGTATAGAGTTCTTCCAGCGTGATTTTATCCGTCTTAATGTCCCACGGATCATTGTTGTATTGTGCAAGCAGGATAAGCCCTTCTTCCTTGGTGGCAGTATAACCAATAGGCTTCTGCTTCCCGGACTTACCTTCCTTCACAATCCACGGTTTACGCCTGTTCCCTGACAGCTTTGTTACTGTTCCGTACCCATTCGGATTTTTCAATAACATCACCGCCCGTCTTGAGAAATGGCGGTCAAGGTGATATAATAAACTTGACCGCCTAAAATCACTTCATCCTGATTTTCGGTCATTCGTCCCCGTTGGTGTTGCAGCACTGACGGGGATATTTTTTGTTTATTGGTCAAAGTAGTTCAAATTATAGGTTACATAAACGGTATCAAAAGTTTTTGTTTCTTCATCGTAATTGTAAAACTCAACTTGTGCAACCTTATCTGATACGGGTGAAAATTTATGAGTTGTTCCCGTGTCAACAGTTTTCTTTGCATTTTCCCCCGGTTCTATTCCAAACATGGCAAATATGTTGTCTGAATCGTTCCCTTCAACTTTCCATTGTGAATTTGAAAACAGGCGCAGCTTCACAACGGAATCTTCATATAAAATGAATTCAGCATAGCAATCTTCTAAGTTATAGGAATAAATTTGCATTTGGAAATCCCCCTTAGAAGTTTCATTAGTCCAATCTTCTATATTTTCGGGTTCTCCAAACTCATTTTTCAATTCTTCCGATGAAATTCTACTAAATTTTGAACAGTCTAAAATCACAGACACAGGTTCATCTTGACTTTGATACTTTTCAGGATTTTGTGCGATGCGTGAAATACCAAAGCACAACGCCCCAACTAAAATCACCGCTAAAGCTATACCGATCTTTTTCTTCATAAAACCATTCCTTTCTTGAAAAATAAACTTCAAAACATTCAGCCATTCAACTTCAACTTGTTGTTTCTCTTTATATTATTTTTTGTGAAAAAATATGAAGAACAATAATATTTTTTACTTCATATCGTAAGAAACTAAAATTAAGTTGAATGACTTGAATGATTCGGTTGCTACAAGGAAATTCAACTTGAATGGAAACTTGAATATAATTGAATTTTATCTTGGAGTAAAATCTACATATATCAAATTGCCTTCTCGCTTGATGATCCGTCTTTTGCAGAATATTTTTTATCCTCTAACATTGCTTCCATGCGCTCCAAAGCCCTTCCTTGGTCGGTAGAATCAAGCTGAATAAATAATTCTACGGCTTGCTGAGTGGATAAGCCATATATATTTTGAATTTCTCTCAAAAGTTCCGTTTCCTTTGAAAGCTTATCAGCATTGAATTCCACATTCCACTTTTGATAATCCTGTTCGGAAGGAACATCATACCCCATAAGCCAAACTTCATTTACTTTTAACGCCATAGCCAAAATAGATAATTTGTCTTGCTTTGGTATCACTTTACCGGAAACATATTGGGAAAGATCGTTTTTATTCAGCTTAACATTGTATTTTATACAGTAAGGCTTGCAGGCTTCCAAAATGTCTACTTGCTTCAACCCCCGTTCATTCATAATTTGCTTTAATCTGTCAGCGGTAGAAATTTCCTTCAAGGCGACACACCCCTTTCTTTGTTTGTAATGCTATTATAATGTATCTTGAAGATAAGTTCAAGGGGGTAAAGAAAAAAAGTTCAAAAAACTTGAATTTAAGTATTGACAGCTACAAAGACGGATGCTATAATGAGGACAAGTTCAAAGGAATTGAACTTAAAAACAAAGCCGCTGCAACGGTAGGAAGGATGAAGTGATTTTATGAAAAAGTATATGGTGTATATGGATGATGGAAGGGATTGCTTCAAAGCTGCTATCCCCGCACCCAATGAAAAGGCAGCGAGGAAGTATGTTGAAGGGAATGGCGAGGTTATCGCAATCAAGGATGTAACACAAGATTTTCCTATCAGCCTTGATAAAGTGGTGCAGGCTTTGAAGAACGCACAGTTCGGACAGATTGAAATTAATCTTATAACAAGGTGCTTATCCTTTAATGATATTGCAGAGTAAGAAAGGCGGTGTGATCCATGAGTGAAACGAGTTTGAAGCCTGTAATTGATAAACTTGAAAATTTATTTTCAAAATTCAATGAAAAGTTCTACGGTGGGGAACTTCAAAAGGCGATTATCACAGTAAGCCCCGACACAACAAAGGGTGCTTACGGATGGTGTACCGCTTGGAAAGCTTGGAGCAATCAAGAGCCGAAAAAGATTTCTGATATGAAGCCGGAAGAAATTGAAGCGGCAAAATCAGAAGGGTTCTATGAAATCAATATTTGCGCTGAATATCTTGCCCGCCCCTTTGAACAGATTTGCGAAACCCTTTTACATGAAATGGTTCACCTTTACAATCTGCAAGTTGGGGTTCAGGACACAAGCCGCAGCGGGACTTACCACAATAAGAAATATAAGGAAGCCGCTGAACAGCATGGGTTGACCGTTGACAAGGATTCAAAGTACGGTTGGACGAAAACAAGCCTGAATGATGAAGCAAAAGCCTTTGTTGAAGGACTGCAAGATAAGAAGTTCCAGCTTTTCAGGAAACCTTCCTTCAATATGGGTGGTTCTTCCAAAACCAAACAATCTACCCGCAAATATGTTTGCCCCATGTGCGGCTGCATTATCAGGGCAATCAAAGAAGTTCATGTGATATGCGGTGATTGTGATGTAGAGTTTGAGGAAGCGGAGTAAAACCCGCTTCCCGGAAAGGATGGTGAATATGAGATATTACAGCACACAACGCCCGATTGTGCCGGGAAGTTTCCCTAAACCGGAAGGAAACACGGTTGAACGGATTGTAAATTTCCCCGCCAAAACCTATGTGGATGAAATTTGGAAACAGGCTTGGGGATATATCGACTATGAAAAACCCCTTTCTGAAAAAGATGCTTCCGATTATGAGTTGACACAAGGCGGGGCTTATCACTAATACAGCCGAAACCGGGGAAGCCCGGTCACACGGAAATGACCGTCCGTGTCTGATGATGGCAGGTCAACGGCACTTTGAAAACTGAATCTATCCGGCAGCGGCTTAGTCAACCGCAAGGGGTAACACTGTAAGTCCCCTGTATAAGTGCCGTACAAATTCAAGTGAAAGGAATGGTGATACGATGGCATACGATTATTCTAAGCTTAACGGGCGAATTGTAGAAAAGTGTGGTACACAAGCTGTATTTGCCGACAGAATGGGACTTTCTGAAAGAACAGTATCTTTGAAGTTAAATAACAAGGTTGCTTGGAAGCAGCCGGAAATGCAGAAAGCGGCTGTGATCTTGGAATTCCCGGAAACGGAAATTCAGACATATTTTTTTACTATGAAAGTTCAAAATAATTGAACTTACGAAAGGCGGTGAATAGGATGAAGAAAGTGATTGCAGCGTGTATTGAACGAATTCTTGATTTTGATACCCCGGAAGAAGCGGCAGCTTACATTGAGGGGTTGAGAAATAAAAAGACCGATTTTGTCATTGTTTCCCGTGAGGAAGCAGGCGGCAAGTATCGTATCAGGGTTAAAGAGCAGTACAACAAAAGCCCGATGATTCAAGATTAAAAGAAAGGATGAAGTGAAAATGAGTTTCGCAGAAAAATTGAAAGTCCTTATGGGCGAACTGGATTTATCACAGTCCAAACTTTCAGACCTTACCGGGATCGGGAAATCTTCGATCAGTCAGTATCTTTCCGGTAAGAATGAACCTTCCAAAGACAGGAAGAAGGAAATTGCCCGGAAATTGGGCGTTCAGGAAGATTACTTTGATACCTTTGAAACCGCTGCAACGGTTCAGCATGACGGGGTTTTCAATCTTCCGGTTACATTGGCAGCTAAGTTGATGGGGAAGTCCAAAGAGTGGGTGAAACAGGGTTTGCGTGATGGTGTGTTCCCGTGGGGGTATGCCGTGAAGCTTACGAATTGGAGTTACTTTATTTCTTCCGTCAAGTTTACAGAATATACAGGAATTAAAGTTCCGTTGAAGTTAGAAAGCGAGGGTTAAGAGAATGAGCGAAACAGGAGTTATCAGAGGATTCAAAGTGTTCAATCCTGATTGGACTTGCAGAAATAAACAGTACACTTGCCCCGGTGCATTTGAAGAAGATGTTACCCCTTCCGTATGTGATAGAGGGATGCACTTCTGTAAGAAAGCGGCTGACTGCTTCAATTATTACAGTTTCAACCCGGAAAACAAGGTTGCGGAAGTGATTGCCCTTGCTGAACGCACCGTTGAAGATGGCGACAAATGCGCCACAAATTACCTTGAAATTGTCCGTGAAATCAGTTGGCAAGAAGTTCTTGAAATTGTGAATACGGGAAAGGGTTGCACCGGACTTTGCAACAGCGGCAACCGGAACAGCGGCGATTGGAACAGCGGCAACCGGAACAGCGGCGATTGCAACAGCGGCGATTGGAACAAGTGCAGCTTTTCCAACGGATGCTTTAATACGGTTGAACCAAAAATTTACCTGTTCAATAAGCCGTCTGACTGGACTTATAGGAATTGGCTGAATAGCGATGCCCGTTATCTTCTGAATCAGATTCCGGGTGATGTTCTTGAATATGTGTGGTTCGAGGATATGACGGATGAAGAAAAGACAGCACACCCGGAAGCCAAAACCACAGGTGGTTATCTGAAACAGCTTGACAATTCCGAATGTGGTTCTATTTGGTGGCGTGGGCTTAATGACTATGAAAAATCCATTATCAAGGCAATTCCGAACTTTGACAAGGAAATCTTCAAAGAGATCACCGGGGTTGATGTTGATATGGAATAAGGGGGTGCTGATATGCAGCTATTTCCCCACCAACAAAGAGCCTTGCGGGAAACAGAGAAATTCAACCGGGTTGCCTATTACCTTGATATGGGGTTAGGGAAAACCTTTGTAGGCAGCGAAAAGGCGAATTCATTTCCTGAAAATATCATTCTGATTTGTCAAAAGTCAAAGATTCAAGATTGGGTTGAACATTTCCGGCAGTATTACCCTATGGGGGTGTTTGACCTGACGGACAAAAAACAGTTTGAAGAATTTCAAGGCACAGTCGGAAGATTTGTAGGTGTGATTAACTACGATTTAGTGTTCAGGCGTTCATATTTTGCCCATATAAGCGGTTTTACCCTTGTACTTGATGAAAGTTCCATTATCCAAAATGAAACCGCTAAACGGTCAAAATTTATCCTGAAAATGAAGCCTAAAAATGTGATCCTTCTTTCCGGCACACCAACAGCCGGGAAATATGAAAAGCTTTGGTCGCAGCTTCACCTATTGGGGTGGGAAATCAGCAAAGACCTGTTCTATAAGCAGTATGTTGAAATCGAGTGGATCGAGGATCACAACAGCGGATTCAGGATTCCCCAAATTGTGGGTTATAAGAATGTTGACCGCCTGAAACGGAAGCTGGCTGAACACGGGGCAATTTTTATGAAGTCGGAAGAAGTCTTTGACCTTCCTGAACAGGTGATTATCCCGGTGTATTCCAAACCAACAAAGGAATACAGAAAATTCATGCGGGATGCAGTTATTACCATTGATGGGCGGGAATTTATCGGGGACACCATTCTTTCAAAGCGGATATATGCCCGGATGATGTGCAGCTATTTGAATAAAGGACGGGTGGCAGCCTTTAAGGATTTGGTGCAGTCCACGGAAGAACGGTTGATTGTGTTCTACAACTTCAATGAAGAATTGAACACGATGCAGGAAGCGATTGCCGAACTGGAAAGACCTGTTTCTATTGTGAACGGCAGCATTAAGGATTTGGATTCTTACGAATTTGCAGGCGATTCAATTACATTCGTTCAGTATCAAGCCGGGGCTATGGGGTTGAATTTGCAAAAGGCAAACAGGATTATTTACTTTTCCATGACAGATAGAAGTGAACTGTTTGAGCAGTCCAAAAAGCGTATTCACCGCATAGGGCAGAAAAAGCCTTGCTTCTACTATCAAATGATTTGCCCCGGTACGGTTGAAGAAGATATTCTTCACACTTTGGAACTTAGAAAGGATTATACCGATGAACTATTCAAGAAGTATCAAGAAAGCTTCGATAGGTAGAAGGATCGTGATTTCATGGCTGATTGTGGCAGCCGTTTTTTCCCTGATAGGTTTGGGGATCGGCGTTCTTATCCCCAAAAGTGGGGCGACTGACATAGAGCCGGAAGAAGCTTCCCCTGATGTGCTTATCTACGGTGCGCCGGACGGAAAAATCTATGAAGGTGGATTTCCTGAATCTTACGAACTGGAAAATGATTTTATGTTCACCACAGAGATTCCCGTCACCTTTGGGGAAGATTTGCAGGAATTTACCTATTACCTATCCGCAGCCTATGACATTGATTATACCCTTGTTCTTGCGATTATCTCAAAGGAAAGTGCTTTTATGCCGGATGGTATCAGTTCAACGAATGATTATGGACTGATGCAGATCAACGCTTGCAACCATGAATGGCTTACAGAAGAACTTGGTATCACGGATTTCATTGATCCCTATGAGAATATCAAAGCCGGGTTGTTTATCCTTCGTGGGTTGTTTGAAAAGTACGATTCTACTTCAAAAGTTCTGATGGCTTACAACATGGGTGAAAATGGTGCTTCTAAGCTATGGGAACAAGGGATATTTGAAAGTAACTATTCAAAAGATGTGCTGCAAAGACAGGAAACATACCGCCAAATTTTAGGATGGGCGGCGATTGAAGGGAGTGCTGAAAGTGATTAAGTGTAAACAGATTATGGGCGGCGAAAAGCCGGATTGTGGCAAAGAAATTTGCTGCTATGAGTGTGAACAGCGTGAAGGTTGCGTCAATGCTTGCAACTACTATGAGGATGAACCGGAAAGGGCTTCCGAATGTGAAGATAGGTTCAATGATGAAAATGCCCTTGTGACGATGAAACAGGAAGCGGCGGGGATTATCAAGGCGATTGCCAACCTGACTTTGCAGAAAAAGGCGATTGAGGATCAGGAAAAATCCATGCGGCAGCAGTTACAGGCGGCAATGGAGAAATACGGGGTGAAAACCTTTGAGACAGAGGAAATCAAGTTCACCTATGTTTCCCCGACAACCCGCACCACGATTGACAGCGCAAAGCTGAAAAAAGAAATGCCGGATGTGGCAGCTAAGTATTCTAAAACTTCTAAAGTTTCCGCTTCCGTGAAGATTACAGTGAAAGGGTGATTTTATGAAATCAAAAAATGAAGTTAAAATCAATCAACTTCTTCGCCTTGCAGAATTATGTGACAGCTCACAGATTGAACAAAAACGGCGATATATGGAATTAGCGGAAAATCTGATTTTGGAAGATTCAGAAAGTGGAGATGCACAAACAGAAACATATTTGTGCAAAGATTCACAGCATTTGATTGATTTTTACAATCAGTATAAAAGCGTTCTAATTGGTGGAAGTTCAAATTCTAACTATCAACTTTACTTAGAGTTTTGCAAAGAAAATGAAATTTCTCCATTTGCCAAATTACCTTTTTCACAAAGAATGTGCAATTATTTTCCGCTGAAATCAGTTGTAAAAAGAATCAATAAAAATCGTACCGTCAAGGTTTGGATTTCAACGGAAGATTTGAGGTGATGAAGTGGCAGAAGAAAAACTTTTCGAGGGGCGGATCAAGAAATACTTCCATTCCGTGGGGATTTATCCGGCTGGATTTCCTACGGATAAAATGAAAGCCCCTATGGTTGGATGGTACACCAAAATTTGGGGCGGTGGTTTTCAGAAGTCCGGCATACCTGACCTTATATGTTGTGTGAATGGGGTTACGGTGGCGGTTGAAATCAAGGCTTCCAACGGTAGACCTTCCGAATTGCAAAAACTGAATGTAAGCCGGATCAATCATTCCGGGGGTGTTGGGGTTTTCCTTTACCCGGAAGGGTTTGAACAATTCAAAGAACTTTTGAAAGGGGTGATAAATTGCGGTACTCACATTCCAGCGTTGATTGCTTTGAAAAATGCAAATTCAAGTACAAAATGCGATATTTGGACGGGATAACCGCCGACACACCAGCGGAAGCAGACAACCCCTTGATTTTGGGAACAGCCTTACATACAGGCATTGAACGCAGCCTTGAAGAAGCACTTCACGAATATGCTTTCAGCTTCCCTATTATCACGGATGAACATATCCATGAAATGATGAAGCTTGAAACAGTGATTCCGCTTGCAAGGTCGGCGATCCCAAAAGGCGGAAAATTTGAGGTTGAGATCAAGGACGATGACTTTCACGGATTCATTGATTACCTTGTCCCTATGGGGTGGATGTCAAAAACAGCGATTGAAAACCCGTATGGGGAAAGCGTTGATATATTTGACATTTACGATTTCAAGTATTCAAACAATGTTTCCGGCTATAAGCAGTCCAACCAACTTCACCTGTACAAATATTTCTTTGAGCGGGACAACCCCGGAAAGAAAATCCGTGATATGTACCTTGTGTTTGTCCCAAAGGTATCTATCAAACAGAAGAAAACTGAAACCTTAGTGGAATTCAGGCAACGCCTGAAAGATGAACTGTCAAAGGTTGAAGTGAAAATTGTTCAAATTGGGTTCAATCCCCAAAGGGTGATTGATTTCCTGTTTGGAATAAAAGCGGTGAATGAGGAAACAGAGTTCCCGCAGGCAAACAAAAGCTATCTTTGCCGTTTTTGTGAATTTCAAGATTATTGTATGAAAGGATGGGATTACATGATTAAGTTGCCCGAAAACAAAAGAAGAAACCTTGAGGAAGTCAAGAAGCGTGTGCTTTGGATTTATGGTGTTCCGTTTTGCGGAAAAACCACCTTTGCAAACAGCTTTCCCGATCCGCTTATGCTGAACACGGATGGTAATATCAAGTTCGTTGATGCGCCTTTTGTCCGTATCAGGGATGAAGTGAAGGTTGAGGGTAGGCAGACGAAAAGAACGCTTGCTTGGGATGTGTTTAAGGACACGATTTCCGAACTGGAAAAGAAGGAAAACACTTTCAAAACGATTGTGGTTGACCTTCTGGAAGATTTGTATGAGCATTGCCGCCTGTATATGTATCAGCAGATGGGGATCACCCATGAATCGGACGATTCTTTCCGGGCATGGGACAAGGTAAGGGGTGAATTCCTGAATACCCTGAAACGCCTTATGAACCTTGACTATGAAAATATCATTCTGATTTCCCATGAGGACACCAGCAAGGATATTACCAAAAAGGGCGGCGATAAGATCACAGCCATTAAGCCGAATTTGCAGGATAAGGTGGCAAACAAGGTTGCCGGCATGGTTGATGTGGTTGCCCGTATCGTGGCAGACGGCGACACCCGCACATTTTCCTTCAAGTCGAATGAAGTTATTTTCGGCGGCGGGCGGCTTAGAGTTACCGCAAAGGATATTCCCCTTGATGTGAACGCCTTGTTTGCGGTTTACGATGAAGCCAATAAGAACGCTGCTTCCGGTGTTGTTCCCGCAGCGGAAACCACAAATAGAGCCGCAAGAAGGAAAAAGACAGAGGAAGCCCCCGCAGCAAGCGCAGATAAGCCGCAGGACAGCCCCAAAGAGGAACAGAAAGTAAATGATACCCCTGAACAGGAAACGCCTGTAAATGAGCCGCAGGAAAGCGCAGACGATAAGCCGCCGTTTGATGAAGCTGGAACATGGACACCGGGCGGCGGTGAAGTGGATGATTCCGATCCGCTCAAAGGAAATATGAATCCCCCGGAAGCACCTGAAACCCTGGCACAGGAAGAAAAGCCCCGCCGTAAGCGTAAGGCAAGAGATTAAAGAAAGGTAGGTACTTAGTATGAATATGTTTGGTTTACCCGATGAAGTAATGGATGCGATTGTGAAAAGTGCAATCCGCAGTCAGATGAGCGGAAGCAACCGCAACCCGTTTGAGAAGCCGCAGGAAGTTCCGAAACCGAAAGAGGTTGACACGGCAGCAAGGGCGGCTAAGTCTGCAAAGGTCGCAAAGGAACTGTATGTTGCTTATCTGAAAGAAGGATTCTCAGAAGCGCAAGCATTTGAACTGACAAAAGGCAATCTGTACGCAAAATTATAAGAAAAGGAAGGTAAATAATCATGGCTAATATTTGGGATGAATTTGATAAGGCGTTTGACACGGAAGCACTTGCAAAGGATGTTGAGGAAGCAGCGGAAAATGGGGGGCGGCGTGATGTTCCCCATGATACCTATGAAATCTCTGTTCAGAAGTTGGAACTAACAAAAAGCAAGAAGGGCGATCCGAAGGTTACTTGCTGGATGAAGATTGTTGAAGGTGAGTACAAAGGCAGCTTGATCTTTATGAATCAGGTGGTTACACAGGGATTTCAAATTCATATTGTCAATGAATTTGTGCGTTCCCTTATTTCTGAAATGGCTGATCCGATTGATGTTCACTTCAAAACATACGCGCAGTATCACGATATGTTGATGGATGTAATGGAAGCCATTGACAACAACTTTGAATATTCCCTTGATTACCGGGAAAACAGCAAAGGTTACAACGAGTTCGAGATCAAGGAAGTTTACGTTCTGGAAGATTAAGCAGCGGGAAGCCGTGGCGGGGAGAAATCCCCGCCCGGTATATCCCTTTTAGGAAGGGGTGAAGAAATGCTTTTCTATGACTTTGAGGTTTTCAAGTATGATTGGCTTGTTGTGGTTATGGATATGACTACCCGGAAAACCCATGTAATAATCAATTCCCCGGAAGAACTTGAAGCCTTATATAAGGCAAATATAAAGGAAATATGGTGCGGTTTTAACAGCCGTCATTACGATCAATATATTTTGAAAGCGATCCTTTGCGGGTTCGATCCAAAGAAGGTAAACGATTATATCATTGTGCGGGGAAATCCCGGTTGGAAGTATAGCAGCCTTTTCAAGCAGTTCCCCCTTCTGAACTATGATGTGATGCTTGGGACAGACAGGGGCTTGAAATCCTTTGAAGGGTTTATGGGGAATGATATTAAAGAAAGTTCCGTTCCCTTTGATATAGATAGAAAGCTGACGGAAGAAGAAATTGCCGAAACCGTGAAATACTGCAAGCATGATGTTTCCAATACGGTTCAGGTATTCTTGAAGCGAACGGAAGAATTTAATACCATGATGTATTTCATTAAGCACTTCAATCTTCCGATTGATTTTATTTCAAAGACGAAAGCGCAGCTTGCGGCTGAAATCTTGGGCGGCAACAGGAAGGGGCAGGATTTTCACGATGAATTTGATTTCCCAATTTTGGATTGCCTTGACCTGAAAAAATATCGCTTCATTGCCGATTGGTACAGGCAGCCGGAAAACCACGATTACACCCGGAAGCAGGATAAAGTGATGGTTGCCGGGGTGGAACACACGTTTTCTTGGGGTGGTGGACACGGGGCAAGGGCAAAATATTCATCTTCCGGCATTTTCCTGATTATTGATGTGACTGCCTACTACCCTTCTTTGCAAAAGAAATATCACTTTGGGTATCGGGTTATGAACCACCCTGAAAACTTTGAGTTCATCCACGATTCAAATATTGAATTCAAGCGGAAGGGTGACAAAAAGGCAAGGCAGCCATTCAAGATCATGGATAACGCTATTTCCGGGCAGATGAAGCAAAAGCAATCTTCCCTGTATGATCCCATGAGTAACAATAGCATTTGCATAAATGGACAGCTTTTATTACTGGATTTGGTTGAACACATTGAACCGTATTGTGAACTTATCCAAAATAACACAGATGGTATCATTGTAAAAATCAAGGATTATGACCGGGATTTTGATAAGCTGGATGATATTGTCTATGAGTGGGAGCAGCGTACAGGAATGAAGATGGATTTTGACACCTTCATAGGCGATATATACCAAAAGGACGTAAACAATTATCTTTTGGTTGACCGTGAAACGGGTGCGGTAAAGTCAAAGGGCGGCTATGTGATGAAGCTGAATGACCTTAGTTATGATTTGCCGATTATCAACCGGGCGTTGGTGGATTATATGATAAAAGGTATTCCGGTTGAAAAAACGGTGAATGAATGTGACGATTTGCGGGAGTTTCAGCTTGTATCAAGGATTAGCAGCAAGTACACCCACATTCTATACGGCGATAAGCCGATAAAAGAAAAGTGTATCAGGATATTTGCTTCAAAGTCAAATTCTGATCCGGGTGTAAAGAAAGTTCACGCCACAACAAAGCGGGCGGCAAAATTACAGAATTCCCCTGAACATTGCTTCATTTGGAATGATGATGTGAAGGGTGTTTCCGTTCCTGACAAGCTGGATCGGGAATGGTATATCAGCTTTGCAAGAAAAAGATTATCAGATTTTGGGGTGATGTGATGGACGATTTACATATTAAGTGGGAAACGGGAAGAATGGTGATCCATTTAGAAAACTTCTTTCCTACCAGTCAGGCAAGGTTGAAAAAGCTTATCAAAATCATTCGCCTTGACTGGCAACATTCAGATGAATTGATTGAAAAATTGAAAGTTTACTTTCAAGAAAAAATCCCGGAAAGTGAAGCTGAATTTCAGCGTTGCGGGAAAAAGTACATGGATTTTAAGCAGCGGGTGGCAGATACCGGACGAATGGTGCAGAGTAAAAAACGCCCTAATGGTGTTCCGCTGACAAAAGAAGAATTGAAAACCGAAAAAGAGCGGTTAAAAGATTACCGTGAATGGGAAAAGGACTATTTGCGGCAGGCAAAGAAGCACCAGCAGGAAAAGAAACAATACTTGGAACATTTGGAATATCTAAAAAAGGTGTAAGGTGGCGATTGGAATTGTTCTTCAAAGGTTATGTGGAAACCAAAAATAAAAAATGTATTGAGAAATTCAAGGGCAGGACGGATTTCAAGACCTTTGAACAGGTTCAGTCATTGCCGGAGTATGCCGGGATTTTGGCAGCAGAAACGATTTTGATTGATATTGATAATTTTGAGGAATCGGAAATTCTGTTTAACATTGTTCAAGAATTGAAATTGTGTTGCCGGGTGTATAAAACCACACGAGGAAAACACTTCCTGTTCAAAAACAGCGGCGTTACTTCCAATGTGACGGGTAAGCCGGATCGCAGAACGGCAATAGGGTTGATTGCTGATATTAAGCTTGGTACAAGAAATTCCTATGAAGTTCTGAAATATGACGGCAAGCAGAGGGAAGTTTTATACGACACCGCAGAAAATGAGGAAGCCCAACCCCTTCCCCGCTGGCTTTTTCCTATCAAGTCAAAAATGGAATTTGTTGATATGGATGCCGGGGACGGGAGAAATCAAGCCCTGTTCAACTATATTTTGACCTTACAGGCGAATGATTTTTCAGTCAATGACGCAAGGGAAACGATCAGGATTATCAATAAGTATGTGCTGAAAGTCCCGCTGTCTGATAGTGAGATTGAAACCGTTCTTAGGGATGATGCGTTCAAAAAGCCCGTGTTCTTTTCGGGATCAAGCTTCCTGTTTGATAAATTCGCAACCTTCTTGAAGAACAATAACCACATTATCAAAATCAATAATCAGCTTCACATTTACAAGAATGGTATCTATGTTTCCGGCTATTCTGAAATTGAAGCTGCTATGATACAGCATATTCCGCAGCTTAACAGGGCAAAGAGGACAGAAGTTCTTGCCTATCTTGAAATTCTGATCCGTGAGAATACACGGGCGGAAGATGCAAACCTGATTGCCTTTGAAAACGGGTTATATAACATTGTAGATGATTCTTTCATAGAGTTTACCCCGGAACACATTATCACAAACAAAATCAGGTGGAAATATAATCCTAATACCTATTCAAAGCTTGCGGATGATGTGTTGAACCGTATTGCTTGCAACGATCCGCAGATCAGGGCATTGTTGGAAGAAGCCATTGGGTACTGCTTCTATCGCAGGAATGAACTTGGAAAGGCATTTATCCTGACCGGGGACAAGTCCAACGGAAAAAGCACCTTCCTTTCAATGGTGCAGAACCTTTTGGGGGAAGAAAATATTGCTTCCCTTGACCTGAAAGAACTTGGGGACAGGTTCAAAACCGCTGAATTGTTTGGCAAGCTTGCGAATGTGGGTGATGATATTGGGGATGAATTCATTGCCAATGCCGCCATTTTTAAGAAATTGGTGACAGGTGACAGAGTTTCCGCAGAGCGAAAAGGGCAAAACCCCTTTGAATTCAACAACTATTCAAAGCTTCTGTTTTCAGCCAATAACATTCCCCGTATCAAGGATAAAACGGGGGCAGTGCAGCGGCGTTTGACAATTATTCCTTTTGATGCAAAGTTCAGTGCTTCCGATCCTGATTTCAACCCGTATATCAAGCACCTGTTAAAGACTGATGAAGTCATGGAATACTTGATAAATTTGGGTATTGCAGGCTTAAAGCGGGTGCTTACTAATAGACAGTTCACACTTTCAACGAAAGTTCAAAAGGCAATGGACGAATACGAGGAAAGCAACAACCCTATTCTTGGCTTCTTCCGGGAATGTGAAGATGAAGATTTCCAAATTGAGAATGAGCCAACAAACAAGGTTTATAAGCGGTATCAGGAATATTGCCTTGCGAATAGCTTACAGCCTATGAGTAACATTGAATTTTCAAAGCAAGTGAACAGAATTTTGAATATGAAGGTTGTAGATAAATGGCTGAATGGAAGAAAACACCGGATTTTCGTTCCGGCAGAGTAAAGAAGGTGAATTTTTTGAATGAGCAGAGAGAGAGAGAGAGAGCAAACAAGGGCTTGACTGGACAGGCAATCAGCGCAGCATTTATACAACCCTTGGGGCTTCTAATCACACGGATAAAGAACGGCAGCAACATGATTATTATGCCACAGAGCCTAAAGCAATGGAACTTCTGCTTGCAGAGGAAGATTTTTCACCTGTCATTTGGGAATGTGCTTGCGGTGAAGGGCATTTGTCAAAAGTGCTTGAAGAACACGGCTTCGAGGTTATCAGCACAGATTTAATATATCGGGGCTTTGGTGATCCTGAACCGCTGGACTTCCTGAAAGATACTTTGGAAGATTTTGAAGGGGATATTATCACAAACCCGCCTTACAAATACGCTTTGGAATTTGTTCAAAAGGCGTTGGACAGTGTGCAGCCGGGAAAGAAAGTGGCAATGTTCCTGAAACTGCAATTCCTTGAAGGAAAGAGCCGCAAGCAGTTCTTTCTACATAATCCCCCAAAGGTGGTATATGTCAGTTCTTCCCGTCTTATATGCGCTATGAATGGGGAATTTGAGAAATACCCGTCAAGTGCGGTTGCTTATGCGTGGTTCGTTTGGGAAAAAGGCTTCAAGGGTGATCCTATAATTAAGTGGATAAATTGAAAGGGGTGCAAGATGAATAATCCAAAATATAACAATGAGGGTTACGCCGATCCTACGGCTTACTATGGAACAAAAGAAATTATCAGAGAGGAAAGCGAAACGGAAAAACGGGCTTATGACCTGATAAAAGTATTGAAATTCATTATTCGTTCATGTGGTTTTGAACTGATTGAACGTGTAAAAATCAAAGACACCAAAACAGGAAAGGAGTTCAGATAATGAATAAATTCAGTGAAGCAGATAGAATTGAACAGTTTGAAAAATTGATGAACCCTTATGTTTCAAAGGAATTCAGGAATTGGCTGATTGCCAATGGATTCTTCACAGCCCCGGCTTCTATTCAGCACCACGGGGCATATACAGGGGCTTTGTTCGATCATAGCTTTGCAGTAACCAAAACGCTTCTTTCCTTCACAGAACGGCTTGGGTTATCGTGGATGAAAGAGCGCAGCCCCTATATTGTGGGTATGTTCCATGATTTGTGTAAGATTGATAATTACACATATTCGGGGAATGAAGCGTGGGAATATAACAATGCAACCCTTCTTCCGGGACATGGTGAAAAGTCGGTGATTATGCTGCAACAGCACATGAACCTTACGGATGAAGAAATGCTTTGTATCAGGTGGCACATGGGGGCTTTTGATGATAAAGAGCATTGGAACAGCTACGGGCGATCCGTAACGCATTTTCCGAATGTGCTTTATACTCACACCGCAGATATGGTTGCAGCCCGTATTTTGGGGGTGTGATTATGAGCCGTGAACAGGATGATTTGGATCAGTTGAAATATATTCAAGAATGGACAAAGAAACAGGCGCAAAAAAGAGCAAGGCGAAAAGAATTTGTTCAAAAATTCAAAAATAAATTGAAATGGTGGTGTAGAAAATGAAAATATATGATGGAATTATGGGTTTGGTTGTCGCTGATGCGGTTGGTGTTCCGTTCGAGTTTAAGAAGCGTGACACTTTCAAGGCGGATAAAATGACCGGGTACGGGACTTACAATCAGCCGCCCGGTACTTGGTCGGATGATAGCAGTTTGACACTTGCCACGGTTGCAAGCCTTGGGCGCAAAGGGTGCGTTGATCCGGCTGATATAATGAACAATTTCTTCTTATGGCTGGATGATGGGGCATATACCCCTTATGGGAAGGTGTTTGATGTGGGCGGCAGCACAAGAAAGGCAATTTCAAGATATGCGAACGGCGTTGAACCTTTGAACTGTGGTGGCAAAACCCGCATGGATAACGGCAACGGTGCCTTAATGCGTATTCTTCCACTGGCGTTCATCCCCCATACTGCACAGGATATTTTGAAAGTGGGGAAGCTAACACACGCACATGAAATTTCACAAACAGCTTGCCGCCTGTATGTTCACCTTGCCGGAAAGCTTATTGAAGGAACGCCGATAAAGGAAGCAATCTGTTCTTTGGCTTATCTTCCACCCGTTACACAGATGAAGGAATTTGAACGGATTGCCTATATTGGTGAACTGAACCGGGATGAAATCAAAAGTTCCGGGTATGTGGTTGACACACTGGAAGCCGCCCTTTGGTGTTTATGGGCAACCAACACTTACAAGGATTGTGTGCTTACCGCCGTGAATTTGGGTGAAGATACTGATACGGTGGCAGCGGTGGCAGGCGGGCTTGCCGGGATTGCTTATGGTTGTGGTGGTAAAAGTGGCGTGCCTACCCGCTGGATCAATCAGATTGCCCGCAAAGAATGGATTCAGATGCTTTGTGATAATTTTGAAAGTAAATTTTCAAAACATTCAACTTGATATTCAAGATACATTCAAGTTGTAGTTGTTAAAACTTGAATGATGAAAAAGCTTGATATTATGCTAATTTTCTAATATTCATTCAAGTTATTCAAGTTGTTTTCATGTTCTTTATAAATGGTATTTTTATAGTTTTGTGACTTACTATTTTTTCACAAAAAATAATATAAAGAGAAACAACAAGTTGAAGTTGAATGAAGCTATATGCGCTTTTTATCAAATACAGATAGAATCAAGGCTTTTTACACATTCAAGATAAATTCAAGTTAGGAAAGGAAGTTGTACCATGCGGGCGAAAGAATATTTGCAGCAGTTGCGGCGGTTAGATACCGTCATAGATCAGAAAATCAAGGAATTAGACGATTTGAAGGTGAAATCAACCTGTATCGGCGGGTTTGATTATTCCAAAGAACGGGTGCAGACAAGCCCTTCCAGTGATGCACCGTATGTAAGGACGGTAAGCCGGATTGTTGATTTGAATGAAGAAATCAACCAGGAAATTGATGAATTTGTTGACCGGAAGCGCAAGATTATCAATCAGATTCAGGGGTTAGATAATCCTAATTATATTAAGCTTCTGTTCAAGCGGTATGTTGAATTCAAAAAGTTTGAAGAAATCGCTTTTGAATTGAATTTTACATACCAGTACACCATAGAACTTCACGGGTATGCGCTCAAAGAATTTGAAAAGACCTATCTTACCCAATGAAAACATATATCCGCCCAGTGGTAACTTATATATGTGTGTGATATTATGATAGGGTGAAAATCTGCAAGGTGAAAACTTTGCAGATTTTTTCATTTCCCGGTGGGGTTTTCATAGGCGGGCATGGGCAACCCGCTGAACTCCTACCCACCGGGAAATCTTTTTTAGGACGGAAATTTGCAGAAAGGGGTTGTTGCTATGAACGCAAGACAGAAGCGGTTTTGTGATGAATACCTGATTGATTGCAATGCTACACAGGCAGCAATCCGGGCGGGGTATTCTCCGAAAACTGCAAAGGTGACAGGGGCTAAAATGCTAACAAATGCTAACCTGAAAGCCTATATTGATGAACAGCTTGAACGAATTCACAATGAAAAGACCGCTGATGCACAGGAAGTTCTTGAATACCTGACCGCTGTAATGCGGGGACAGCACACGGAACAAACCTTGCAGCTTATCGGTGATGGTGTTCAGAAAATCGCTGATATTGACGTTTCCGCAAAGGAACGCTTGAAAGCCGCTGAATTGATTGGGAAGCGGTATGGTATGTTCAAAGATAATGTCGGGATTGACCTTGAACCCGTGGTTATTGTGAATGATCTGAAAGAATAAGGCGGTGATTGCATGAAAGTATCATTGCAAGAAGCCGTTGGGAAAAACTATGCTGATTTCTGGAATTGTCGGCAGAGATACAGAGTTTGCAAGGGTAGCCGTGGATCAAAGAAAAGCAAAACAACCGCTTTGAATATGATTTACCGCCTGTTTGAATATCCTGAAAGCAATGGCTTATGCGTTCGGCGGTATTCAAATACCTTGCGGGATTCTGTTTACAGTGATTTGAAATGGGCGATTCATAAGTTGGGCTTTGACGGATACTTTGATTGTACCGTGTCCCCCATGCAGATCACCCGCATAAAAACCGGGCAAAAGATTTTGTTCCGTGGGCTTGACGATGGTTTGAAGATCACTTCAATTTCCGTTGATAAAGGCGTTTTATGTTGGGTGTGGATTGAAGAAGCCTATGAAATCACAAATGAAGATGATTTCAACAAGCTTGATTTGTCTATCCGTGGTGAAGTCCCGGAAGGGTACTTTAAGCAGATTACAATGACCTTCAACCCGTGGAGTGCTACAAGCTGGCTGAAAGCCCGCTTCTTTGATACCCCGGATGAAGATACCTTTACTAAAACTACCACATGGCAATGCAATGAATGGCTGGATGAAGCTGACCGCAACATTTTCTTGAAAATGAAGGTTCAAAATCCCCGCCGTTACCGCATTGAAGGTGATGGGGATTGGGGTATTGCGGAAGGGCTGATCTATACAAATGTTCGGGTTGAAGAATTCGATGTTGATGAAATCCGAAAAATCAAGGGTATCAAAGCAGCCTTTAACCTTGACTTTGGTTTTACTGATCCTAACGCCTTTGTGTGCGAAATGGTGGATAATGCTGCAATGCGTATCTACATTTTCGATGAATGGTATAAAACAGGCGTTACCAATAAAATCATAGCCGAACAGATTAAGAAAATGGGCTATGGCGGGCAGCGCATTGTTTGTGATTCAGCAGAGCCAAAGAGCATTGCCGAATTGCAGGATGAAGGTATTAACGCCGAACCTTCCCGTAAGGGCAAGGACAGTGTGAACCACGGTATTCAGCTTATACAGAACTATGAAATTGTAGTTCACCCACGATGCACAGAGTTCTACAAAGAAATTAGCAACTATTGTTGGGCGAAAGACAAAGACGGGAAATTGACCGATAAGCCGGATCACGAATTTTCACATGGTATGGATTCTATGCGGTACGGTGTTTCTAAGCTTCTTCTGCCTGACACATTTAGTTTTGATTGATATTTCCGGGCAGGATGCACAGTATCAGCAGCCTTTGGCTGTCAAATACCTTACCTCCGGGGCGGCTTAGTGGATGCCGCCTATGGTGCTTGCATAACTGCCCTTCAATAACAAATTAGTATCAAATGCCCTTGGAAAGCTTGTGTTTCCGGGGCTTTGTCTTTATTACGCAATAGAAAGGGGTGAAATGAAGTGTTTGGCTTTGTCGGAAACATGGCTTTGCGTGTGTCAAATTGGGCTTTGCAAGGTGTTCATGGAAAAATGCACGATAAAGAATTCCTTGAACGGGAAATTGAAAAGTGGAAAAACAGCCCGCAGCGTATCATGCAGATCAAAGGTCATTTGTACTATGATAATGAACACGACATTTTAACCCGCAAAAGAACCATGATCGGTGAAGATGGCAAGCTGCAAGTGGTTGATAATCTTCCGAATAATCGGGTGATTGATAATCAGTATGCAAAGCTTGTCAACCAGAAAACAAATTATCTTTTGGGGCAGCCTTTTGCCGTTGATTGTGATAATGAACAGTACGTTGAACTTTTGAAAAAGGTTTTCAACAAGCGGTTTATGAAAACAATCAAGAACGCTGGAAAGGCTATGATGAACAGCGGCATTTGCTGGCTTTATCCGTATTATACGGAAACGGGGGAATTTTCCTTCCGCCTGTTCCCCGGATATGAAATTCTTCCCTTTTGGAAGGACAACGAACACACAATCCTTGATTATGCGGTGCGCCTGTATTTGGTGGTTGGGTATGAGGGTATATCCCCCGTGGTAATTGAAAAGGTTGAAGTGTACGATTTGGACGGGGTACATGGGTTTATTTTAGATGGTGGTGTGCTGATCCCTGATGTCGTTAATCAGGAAAGTTCTGATTCTTACCACGTTATGACTATGAATGAAAACGGGGAAGTTCAGGGCTTTAACTGGACACGGGTTCCGCTGATTCCGCTGAAATACAACGAACAGGAAACCCCGCTGATAAAAAAGGTGAAATCTTTGCAGGACGGTATCAATATTATGCTGTCTGACTTTGAAAATGGTATGCAAGAGGACACCCGAAACACTATCCTTGTTCTGAAAAACTATGATGGCACGAATTTAGGAGAATTCCGGCGCAACCTTGCCACTTTTGGGGCGGTGAAGGTTCGCTATGATGGGGAAACCAAAGGCGGGGTTGAAACCCTTGAAATCACCGTCAATTCCGAAAACTACAAGGCTATTTTGGAGATATTCAAAAAGGCTATCATTGAAAACGGCATGGGGTATGATGCCAAAGATGATAGGTTGTCCGGCAATCCTAATCAGATGAACATTCAATCAATGTATTCTGATATTGATTTGGATGCTAACGATATGGAAACCGAACTGCAAGCGGCTTTTGAAGATGTGCTTTGGTTTGTAAACGCTTATCTTGCCAATTCCGGTTATGGGGATTTTGAAGGGGAAGATGTGAATATCATTTTCAACCGGGATATTCTCATAAACGAAAGTGAAGCCATTGATAATTGTGCAAAATCCGTTGGTATTCTTTCGGATGAAACCATCATTGGTATGCACCCGTGGGTGGATGATGTGCAGAAAGAAATGGATAGGCTTGAAGAACAGAAGCAAAAGGAAAAAGAGGAAGCAGAAGCCAATGCTTATAATCCTTTTGCACCGAACCCGCAGCAGCAAGGGGCTTCACAGCAAAAAGGCGGTGAAGTAGATGAAGAATAGTGATTACTGGAAGCAGCGTTTTGAACAGCTTGAAATTGCACAGAACCAAATAGGCGGTTCAGCCCTTGGGGAAATCGTGCAGCAGTACAATGAAGCCCAAAAGCAGATTGAAGGTCAGATTGCCCGGTGGTATCAGCGTTTTGCCGATAACAACGGGATCACGATGGCAGAAGCCCGCCAATGGCTTTCCGCTTCTGACCTGAAAGAACTGAAATGGGATGTTCAGGAATATATCAAGTACGGTCAGGACAACGCCTTAATGGGTGGATGGATGAAGGAATTGGAAAATGCTTCGGCAAAGTACCATATTTCTAAGCTTGAAGCCCTGAAAATTCAGACACAGCAAAGCCTTGAAGTTATGTTTTCAAAACAGCTTGGGACTATGACCGGGGCAATGCAGGATGTTCTTGAAAGTGGCTATTTCCATACAATCTATGAACTTCAAAACGGATTCGGTATTGGGTGGGATATTGCAGGACTGGATCAGAAGCAGATTGAAAAGGTGCTTAGTAAACCTTGGGCGGCTGACGGTTACAATTTTTCTGATAGGATTTGGAACAATAAGCAAAAGCTGATTTCAGAGGTTCACAGCGAACTTACCCAAAATATCATGCTTGGGGCTGATCCGCAGAAAGCCATTGATTCCCTTGCAAAGAAGATGAAAACTTCTAAGAACAACGCCGGGCGGCTTGTTATGACGGAAGAAGCTTATTTCAGTTCCGTTGCACAAGGGGAAGCGTTCAATGAACTTGATGTTGAACAGTATGAAATCCTTGCAACGCTGGATTCCCACACTTCGGAAATATGCCGCAGCCTTGACGGGCAAGTGTTTCCTATGAAGGATTATGAAGCAGGTGTTACCGCCCCGCCATTTCATGTTTATTGCCGTTCAACTACGGTTCCGCATTTTGATGAAAACTTCGGTCAGATTGGGGAACGGGCGGCGAGGGATGAAGAAACGGGCAAAACCTACTACATTCCCGATGATATGAATTATCAGGACTGGAAGAAAACCTTTGTGGATGGCGGCGATAAGTCCGGCTTTGATGTGGTAGACGATGGTTCAGCCCTTCACTACTCACACCACAAAGAGCCTGAACAGCCCAAACCTAAGAAGGAATATCTGACAAAGAAGAAGCTGCAAGCCTATATTGCGGGTGCGGAAGCTGATATTGAGGATTTGGAAAACCAATTCAATCAGCAGACAAGCGGCTTGATTTCTTGGGAAGATTTCAAGAAGGACTATGGCGGCGATTATTCCGCTATATCTTATGACGGCGCAGAGGAAAAAGCCTTGAAAGCGATTGGGGATCAGATTGAAGCCCTGAACGCTCAAAAGGCAGAATGGCAAGCAAAGCTGAATGAAAAGCTGGTAAAGGAACAGAAAAAAGTCCTTGCCAAACAGCAGCTTGACTTGGAAGCGCAAAAAGCCGCCTTGCAGCAGAAGCTTGATGATTTTGAGGTTAAAACCTATTCCGGCATTTGGAAGGATGATAAAACAACCGCTGATTGGGCTTCCCTGAATATCGAGGGCAAGAAAAAATACTATGAAGGGAAGTTCATTACTGAAAGTGATCCTGACCTGATGAAGAAATATCAGGATTTGTATAATCAGCTTCAAGAACTGGACACAGAGGGTAAAGCCTATGCGGATATTCAGAAAGAATTGCAACAGGTCAATAAGCAGATCAGCAAAGTTCAATCTGATTTGAAAAAACTTGAAACTGATGGTATAATTGAATCGGTAGACGATGCCTTTTCGCAGGAAAGAAAAGACGCTGCAATGTGGGCTAAGTCAACCAAAGAAGCAGATGCCCTTTTGCGTGATACTTGCGGAGAGGTGTGGCGTACTTCCCCGCCCGCACAGAAAAATGCTATCTACGATTACACCCAAAGTTACCACAAATTCAATGAGCCTTTGCGGGGCATTGAGTACGGCAGCGAAAAGTTCTTAGGCGTTGGCAATGTGGATTTGGATCAGATCGGTGTGAAGTATGCCGGATGGAAACCCAGCGCAATGCGGAAGGAAATAAACGCCATGACCGACATAATCGAAAAATCAACCTATCAGGAAGATTTTTGGTTGCAGCGTGGTTGTAGGTTTAAGGGCATGGATAAATTCTTCAATGTTCCGATGGATAAATTGCAGCGGGCAACACAAGATGAATTGGAAGCCTTGCTTTTGGGTACTACACCCACAGAATACGGCTTTTGTTCGTGCGGCGTTGCAAAGGGCAAAGGATTCAGTGGTGATATTATCCTGAATATCTATGCCCCTTCCGGTACTCAAATGATGTATGTTGAACCATTTTCCGCATTTGGTAATGGTTCGGGTAAGTCTTGGGATGGTATTGCAAAGCAATCTTCTTTCGGGCAGGAATCGGAAATCATTTTGCAGCAAGGAACAACTTTCCGTGTTACAAAGGTTGAGAAAACACCCGGTACAATATACATTGATCTTGAAGTCATAGGGCAAAACCCGCAACGATAGAAAGAAGGTGATTGAATGGCTGAAAAGAAATCTTTGGAAGAACGGTATGCGGATGAAGTATTAAGCGACAACACACAGATTGAAAAGTACCGTCAATGTAAAAATTGTATATTCAGAGATGGCGGCACAGCCTATTCAAACCATTATCAGAAAGGTTCTTGCCGGATGTACCCTTATCCGCAGTTCAAACCTTATGAAGTGATGATGAATCAGGTTCAATGTGAATATTACGAAAAGGAATAAGCACTTTTGAAAGTTTATTTTCAAGGGTGCTTTTTTCATGCTTATTTTTAGGCAATAAATGTATCAAAGACTTTATTTCAGCTTGTATATAGGCATTATATAAGGTCGAATTTTTGAAGAAAGGGGGTTATTTCCGTGACTATTGGCTTTCGCACTTAGAAAGGAATGGTGATCCGCTTATCTCCCAACTATGGGTTAAATAGTACCGCACCCGCAAGGGTGCTTTTTTCTTCGCCTTTTTTGCATTGCAGGCGGTAAAGAACAAGACTCATTCGTGGTTCGTCACCCACGGTAAACAACGGAAATGAAAGGATGGTACAAACATGAATAAAGAAGATTTGATTGCAATGGGTTTGACAGAGGAACAGGCAAAGAAGGTAATGGATTCCCTTGATGGAAACTATGTCACCAAAACCCGATTTAACGAGGTCAACGAGGAAAACAAGACTTTGAAAAAGTCCGTTTCTGATAGGGATAAGCAGCTTGAGGATTTGAAAAAGTCCAGCGGCGATAATGAGGAACTGAAAAAGCAGATTGAAACCTTGCAGCAGGAAAACGCCAATCAGAAAAAGGCGCATGAAGCAGAAATGACACAGCTTCGCCTTGATAATGCCATTGATGCAGCCCTGACAGCAGGCGGGGCTAAGAATATCAAGGCGGTTCGTGCGTTGCTTGACACTTCCAAAGTGAAGGTTGGTGAAGATGGCAAGCTGACGGGATTTGACGATCAGCTTTCAGCGATTCAGAAATCGGATTCTTACCTGTTCGCTGAAAAACAGCAGAAGCAGAACTTCAAAGGATTTCAGCCGGGGGCTTCCGGTAATGTGAAGCCGGGAACTAAGGTGGATATGTCCAAAATGACCTATGAGGAACTTGCGAACTATATCGATCAGAACCCTGACGCTGAATAATTTATCTCAAAGAAAGGATTGAAAGACAATGGCAAAATTTGATGCAAAAAGCTTTAATGAAAAGGCTTTTGGAAAGTACATGACCGCCGTTCCGAATGTGAAGCTGAATAAGCTTAGGGAATCCCGCGCGGTTATCACGGATCAGCGTTTGCGTGATCTTTTCCTGAATCCCGGTCAGACTGGCACCGTTTATGGGGTTATTCCCTATTTTGGGCTGATTGGCGGGGATGCACAGAACTATGACGGCGTGAACAATCTTACCCCTGGTAGCACTGATACCTTTGAACAGGGTGTTTTCACCTATGGTCGCATGATGGGCTGGACGGAAGCAGATTTCAGCTATGATGTGACTGGCGGTGTTGATTTCATGGCAAACGTCAGAAATCAGATTACCCGTTATTGGAATGACAGGGATCAGGACACGATTCTTGCTATCCTGAAAGGCGTTTTCGCTATGCAGGCAACCGGCACTGGTAATATTAAGACTGCCAACGCTGCTTTTGTAAGTGAACACACTTACGATATTTCCGCAGCGGGAGCAGCTTCTACTACTGACGCTATGAAGATGGACGCAACCACGCTGAACAGTGCAATTCAGAAGGCTTGCGGCGACAACAAGCAGAGATTCAGCCTTGTTATTTGCCATTCCGTTGTTGCAACCAACCTTGAAAACCTGAAACTGCTTGCTTATCTGAAATATACGGATGAACAGGGCATTGAGCGTGATCTTGGTATGGCGACTTGGAACGGCAGAACCGTTCTGATTGATGATTCCATGCCTGTTGAAAATGTGGATGCCGTTGAGGAAAGCGGAACTTCCGGCGACCCGGGTTATGTTGCGGCGCAGGATGCTTACACCAAATACACCACCTATGTTCTTGGTGAAGGTGCAATCAGCTTTGAGCCTGTCGGTGCAAAAGTGCCTTATGAGATGGTGCGTGATGCAAAAACCCGTGGCGGTGAAGATACTCTTATTTCCCGCAGACGTAACGCTGTTGCTATTGCAGGCATTTCTTACCTGAAAGCTGTACAGGCTACAAACAGCCCCACTAATACCGAACTTGAAAACGGTAAGAACTGGTCGCTGGTAAACAACGGTACGAATTGCATTGAGCATAAGGCGGTTCCGATTGCAAGAATCATTTCCAGAGGGTAAGAGAAAAGGCGGTGATTCTATGCTGGATAGGGTAAAAACCCGCTTGCAGTCTTTCGGTTATGTCCTTCAAGATGGGGATGAAGTCATTTTGATTTTCTCCATTGAGAAAGTCACGAATACCATTAAAAATGATTGCAATGTGTCTGAAATACCTGACGGCTTAATGAACATCGCTATTGATATGGCAGTGGGCGAATTCTTAACGGTGAAGAAAACTTTTTCACCGAATGACATTGCAGGGCTTGATTTAGATTATGCGGTAAAGCAGTTACAGGAAGGGGATAAAAATACGGTGTTTGCAATCGGGGAAGGAAGTTTGACCGCTGAACAGCGATTGAACAACTTCTTGAACCACCTTCTGACTTATGGGCGGGACGAATTTTCTTGTTACAGGCGGATCAGATGGTGAACGCATTAGAAGCCGCCCGCAAAGCGGCAAGAAAAGCGCACGAAAACCTGTACTATAACGGATTGTGTACGATTGTTGAATATGGCAGCGTCACCGATCCAGTTACCAAACGAACCACCCAAAAGGAAATAACCGTTATCGAAAATCAGCCCTGTAATTTGTCATTTGAAAGTATAAGCGCCGTTGTTCAAACAGACACGGCAGCGGCAGTTTCGCAAGGCACAAAGCTTTTCCTGTCACCTGAAATCAAAGTGAAATCAGGTTCAAAAATCATTGTGGAACAAAACGGGATAAAAACCGAATATTCCGCAAGCAGCGAACCCGCCATATATCCCGAACATCAGGAAATCATGCTTGAACTTTTCAAGGGTTGGGCTTAATGGCTTCTAAAATGGGCGGGTTTTCAACGGCAGGAATGAAAAAGCTGCAAAAGCAGTTGAACAAGTTGCAGCAATCAGAGGTTGAAGCCTTTGTTGATTCATGTGCTAAAGAACTTGCCGCCCGTCTGCTTGCCAAAGTCATAAAGCGTACACCCGTTGGGGATTATCCGAAAGGATCAGGCAAAAAGGGCGGTACACTTAGGCGTGGGTGGATTTCAAAAACCCATGAGGAAGCCGCAGGCGGAACGGGTAAAGGTTCGATTGCGGCGGGGAAAGCCTACGCTGATTCCCTGAAAGTGAACCACTTTGGGAACTTCCTTGTGATTGAGATTATAAACCCTGTTGAATATGCTTCTTATGTGGAGTTTGGACACAGGACAGCCAACCATGAAGGATGGGTTCAAGGTCGATTCATGCTGACGATTTCAGAAGGGGAAATTCAGGATATTGCCCCGCAAGTGCTTGAAGCCAAAATCAAAAAATTCTTAGGGGGCGTGATGAAGTGACAGATTCCGTAAATTTGATAACTGACGCTATCAGCATTGCCCTGAATGGGGAATTTGGTGATGGCTATACAAACTACACAGAGAATGTAAAGCAAGGCTTGAAAGAACCTTGCTTTTTTATTTTCTGTATCAACCCCACCCATGAACTTTTCCTTGGGAAGCGGTATTTCAGGGAAAATCAGTTTTGCATACAGTTCTTCCCGGCTGACAAGCAGAATATGAACGCTGAATGTCACGCCGTAGCGGAACGGTTGGAATTTTGCCTTGAATGGATCACCGTTACCGGGGATTTGGTGCATGGCACGAAAATGAAATATGAAATTGTGGATGGGGTGCTTAACTTCTTTGTGAATTACGATATGTTCGTATATCGCAGAAGTGAATCGCAGCCTATGGAAGAAATTGAACAGGCTGTTTCCGTGAAAGGTTAAGGTGATGGAATGGCGGTAAGGAAAACCACAAAAACCGCTGCAAAGGAAGCTGAAAAGATTGAAAGTGAATTTTCAAAAAATCAGCTTCTTGCGGCAAAGCGTTTCAGAGGTAAGCGGGATGCACTGAACGCTGTTCTTTCCAAATATCCCGACGATGAAACATTCACGGTGAAAACCGTTGAACAAATGATTGAAGATTTTATGAAAGGTAAGGTGAAGTAAGATGGCTTTGGGCGGTGGAACTTTTGTTACACAGAATAAAACCCTTCCCGGTGCTTATATCAACTTTGTATCGGCAGCAGCC